AACGGCTGAAGACGCACTAGCAATAGAGAGAATCTCCGAAGCTAGAGAGAATGTTTCTAAAGCTCAGCTCAACAACTTAGAACTTATCGAGAAGATGAAAGGCATGCGTCAAAGTCAGTTAATAGAAGCTCTTGATTTCATTAACATGAAAGAGCAAGAAAAAATGGACAACGATAAACAGTATATTGAAGGAGAGTATCAACAGTCTTCAGCTAGGGTCGGAGCTAGTATTGCAGAGCAGCCGCAACAACAACCGCAACAACAACAACAACAACAACAACAACAACAGGAGCTTGTTTAATGGTACAACGAATTGGGGAAACAAGGGAATACATGGCTAACGAACTTTTAACCAATACAATACACAAAGCTATTGAGAAGGCTAAAATCGACAAACCAAATCTTAAGCAGTACTATATCTTTATCACTTCTAAACTTGATGCTTTTAATAAAGGTGTAATACGACAAGCTTTAAAAATAAGCAATGTAAAGCCTCCCAAACTCATAAACTCAATGTGTTTTTATGTTGATACAACGCTTGGGAAGTTAGAATGTGAGTGGGTTTTGCCTATCGATACCAATGCCCCTGATGCTCTCATAGGAACAGAAGAAGCGAAACTTGTCTATAATAGTATTGCAGAATAATCAAGCTTTGTATTAAAAAGATTTGTATAGCGTTTAGCTATAAAAAATAAAGAGTAATGTAGAGCCGTCATCTACCTAAACCAAAGGACGTTAAATGGATAATGAAGAAGTTCGCGAAGAACAAAACACGGTCGAAGAAGCTCAGGTCGACGCTGAGGAAAGTCAACAGGATAAAAACTGGTCTAAAGCTAGAGAGTCCATGGCAGAACAAAGCCAGACCATTCAAGCTTTAAAATCAGAGCTTCAAAATTTAAGGGATATTAGCAATCAGAATCAACAGCAACAAAATGATGTTGATGATGATGATCTAATAACAGCAAAAGATCTTAAAAAAGCGTTATCTGAAAAGGATAAATCTTATAAAGAAGAATTGCTAGAGCTTAAAGCGAGGGCGAAATATTCCGACTTTCAAGAAGTATTAACAAATTATGGAAAAAAACTTCCTGAAGCTGTTCGAAAAGCTGTAATGAGTTCTGAAGATCCTTTTACGTCGGCGTACGAGGCGTGTAAGTCATCTGCAGACTATTACAAGGATAAAATATCCTCATCGCAACACACTTTTGCTAAGAAGATTGACGAAAACCTGAGCAAGCCAGCGAGCGCAAGTTCGGTAGGCGGCGCTGGTGTAGTCAGCAAGAACAATATCTATAAAGATATGTCTTTAGCAGAAATTAGAGAGATGTCGAATAGAATATCTTCAGGCGGATAAACGGAGATTTAAAAAATGGGTATTACAACAACTTCAGAAATTGATGCTGGCGTAAGTAATTACTATGATAAAATGCTTTTAGCGTTCGCAGAGCCGAAACTTATTCATATGAAAGGTGCTCAAATGCGTCCAATTCCTTCTAAAAACAGTAAGCAAATCAAGTGTAGAAGATATTCTAAATTTGCTACTGCTACTTCACCTTTAGTTGAGGGTGTTACTCCTTCAGCTCAAGCGTTAAGCAAGACTGATATCACATTGACAGTAAGCCAGTATGGTGCATATGTAGTTATCACTGATATGGTAAAATATACTGTAGAAGACGATGTTTTGAATGAAGCTGGAAAGCTGCTAGGAGCTCAGATGGGTGAAACTATGGACGAAATCGTTCGTGATGTTTTAGATTCTACATTATCATCAACTAATTGTGTCGCTGGACAGAACGGCGGAACCCCTACTGAGTTAACTTATTCAGATATTATGGGAGTTGTCCGTACACTTAAGAGTGCAGACGCTAACTTCTTCACACCAGTAGTTAAAGGTGGAAGTGGTCAAGGTACTACTCCAGTTCGTCCTTCTTACTATGCTTTCGGTCATACTGACTTAATCAATGACTTAGAAGCTTGTGACAAGTTCGTTAATGTATCTAATTACGCTAATTCTGGAGTTGCAGACGACGCAGAATGGGGTTCTGTTGGTAACACTCGCTGGATGCTATCTTCTGTCGGCAAAGAGTCTGCTGGTACTTACAGTTCATTCATTTGCGGTGAAAATGCGTATGGCGTGACAAAATTGGACGAAGGCATAGTCGATAATATATATTTGGAGCCAGGTCGCGGTGACGATCCATTAATGCAGAGAAGCTCTCTCGGCTGGAAGTCGATCTTTGCTGCAAAAGTGCTTAATGACGCTTGGATAGTGAAAATTAATTCCACATTAGCTAACTAATACTATCAAGTATTCTACTAGTAAAGCCTCCTTCTTGGGGGCTTTTTTATTGTCGCTATACTTTGCAGCTTGAAACAAAATCAACAATACATTAACATAAAGTCTTATCATATTATTTAACTGTTTTGGTTGAATTTGTTTTGTTCCTTTAACTAGGTTTCGGTGATGATTATTTGCTTGTTGTTTCAGACCTCCAAGCTTCTAATTATCGCCGTTTTTTTTGTTTAAAATTAAAAACTTTAATTTAAAATTGCTATGATGTAATGTGGGGATAACAACCCTAGGAGGGATTAATATGTTCAAACAAAAATTTACATCAGCAGGCACAGCAAAAACAATCAAAATAGGTTTTGTTCCTGAAACAATCGAAGTAACAAACGCAACTAAATGGGCTACAGACGGCACCGTTGTTAAGTCTATTTTTCACAAAGGAATGGCTGAAGGCTATGCACTAAACGAAATCGCAGACGATTCAGGAATCAACCGTAGCATTTCAACATCAGACGGATTTACAATGTCAGAAGGTGCAGACTTTAGCGTTAATCAAAGTGCGGTGAGTGCAATCACTGCCGCTAATCCTCCAGTTGTTACTGTTGCCTCAACAACAGGTTGGGCTAGTGATAATGTAGTAAGACTAAAGAACATTTCAGGAATGACTGAAGTATTAAACAAAGACTTCAAGATAACCGTTCTTAACTCAACTACTTTTTCATTACAAGATATGCAAGGCAACGACATTGACGGTTCAGCATATACAGCATATACAGCTAGTGCAGATGATGCAGCAGTTAACTTAAGCTTAGATGTTGAGAATGATGGCGGCGTAGAAGTTACTTTAGGTACTAATATTGTCGGCGTTAGCTCAGATATCATGTATATCGAAGCTAGATAATTTTCTTAGGGGGAGAAATCCCCCTGTTTAACTAAAAAAAGAGGTATGAGATGAAGAAAGAAGAGCAAAAAGAAATAAAAGAACTTAAGAAAGAGATTAAGAAAGAAAAAGATATTAAATATCTAGTTAAGATCACGAATTTAGAAGACCGTGGCGAAAGCTTGCAGTTTTTCTTAGAAGGAAAATATTACGACTTGCCAGATGGAAAAGAAGCAAAATTGAAAAAAGAAGTAATCGATCATTTAAATAATATTTTTTTAACTGAAACAAAAGTTAAAACGGTCAACGGTGAAATGGAAAAAGAGAGAATACAAAGAAACAGAGTTCTCTGTTCTGTAATAGAAAAAATCGAGGAATAAACAATGTCTAGATGGGCTTTTGCAGATATCAAAAGAAAAGTAAGACGGTTAACTGGTAGACAGTCAGAGAGCGAGATGTCAGAGACACTTCTGAGCGACTACATAAATAAATATTATGTTTATGATTTTGCTAAAGAAGTAATGCCACTGGAACTCAAGACTTGGTTTGAGTTCACTCTTACTATTGATGTCGCTGAGTACACTCTAGACTCTTTAAATTTTAATGATAACTATATATCAATCAATAACCCTATACTTTTAAGCACTTACAATATTGCTCTATACACATCACCAGCTATCTTTTCTATAAAATATCCAGACATAGACAATCCTCAATCAGGATTTCCTGAAGCTGTACTATTATATGACAATAAGTTAACTTTTAGCTGTCCTCCTAGCGCTGATTATCTAGACTTTAAAGCTGCTGCAGTAATAAGACCTGAAGAATTAGTCGACGACACAGACCTCCCGATTAGCGAGGATTTTGGGTCTGTTATATCTTACGGAGCATCCATAGAAATACTAGAAGACAACGGAGAGTTAGAGTCGTTGCAACTAATATCGTCTATGTATGAAAAGCATAAATTAACGCTAATGCGTAAATTTCATATGCAAAATATAAATCAAAGAGCATATCCAACATTTTGAGGTAAACGATGACATATAGAAAAGCAATACCGTTAGCAACAGAGAGACCGTCTGTTTCTCAACCGAAGATCAAAGAGAACTTCACACAAATTAATGATCAGTTCGGCGTTGATCACACAGAACTTGAAGAATCTACACAACAGGGCAAGCACAAGAAAGTCACACTTTATGAGCAAGCAACAGACCCTACAACAGTATCAGATGAAGTAGCGATCTACTCAAAAGAAGGCGATAATGGAACTGAATTATACTATAGAAAAGAAAGCGATGGAGAAGTTCTAAAGCTAGTAGGATTAAAAGTGCTCGCTATATGTTCGGCTAATCTAAACGGAACTTTGATCAACGATAAGTTTAATGTTTCGGCGTGCGGTATAGTTTCTGCGGGAGGAAATTCAACAACATATAGAGTAACTTTTGCTACAGCTATAGGAAATACTAACTACGGCGTATCGCTAACGCAAGCTAACGGTTTAACAGCTGTAGGTATTATCAATGTAGCATCAAAAACATCAAGTTACATAGATATATCTTACGACAGCATAGGAAAAGGCGTAAAGCGTGCTGGTTTTGATATGTTCGTATATAAGGTTTAATCATGGCATACACACCACTATTTATCACAGATTTCAAAGAAGGTTTAGTAAAAAACAAAGAACAGTTTTTGTTACCTAACGACGCTTTTGCAAATATAGAAAATGCGTATATCTGGCGTGGTGTGATAACAAAAAAGAATGGTTATTATAGCTTAGGCTTCTTGGATCGCAAGTTAATAGACCAAGTGCTAGGAAACGCTATAGCAGGAGAATTCACAGGAAATATAGTAACAATATTAAGCTTAGAAGACACGGCTACTATACCATGCGGAAGTGGTGCTACAGCAGACTTAACTATTGTAGTAGACAGCGGTGGAGCAAATGAAGAGACATTTACAGAGCCTGTTGTATCTAGCGTTATCGTACCAGACGGCACACTCGTTGGTACAAATGGCGGTACAGGTACAATTAATTATTTAACTGGTGCAATAACTCTTTCATCAAGTGCAACTTGGACAACAGAAGAAGTAATAATTACATTTAGATACAGACCTACTCTACCGATAATGGGAATGATAAACCCAGAGCTAGAGGCAGTAAACGCTGAAGAACTCATAGTTTTTGATACTAAATACGCTTATAAATACTCTACTACAGCTAAACGCTTTTCAGAATTGCTTGTCGGAACAACATGGACAGGTACATCAACAGACTTCTTTAATCACATTAACTACTCTAAGAACAACAACGGCAAGCTTACTTTTGTCACAAACTTTAACATAGACGATCCGATCCGCTATTACGACACAACAGCTTGGACAGATTACAAACCCTTAGTTAGCTCGACTCAATACTTACATCAAGCACGTTGGCTACTACCGTTTAAAGGTCGTATGCTTGCATTTGATACATACGAGGGCGTAAGTACTGCAACATCTACTAATTACTTCAACAGATTGCGTTATTCGTGGGTTGGAGAAATTACAGACGCTACAGCATGGCGCAGTGATATCGTCGGAAAAGGTGGATATATTGATGCTACAACAAATGAAAAGATAGTAAGCGTAAACAGAATTAAAGACACAATCATTGTAGGCTTTGAGCGATCTATGTATGTTTTAAGATACACAGGCAATGAAATACTACCGTTCGTATGGGAAAAAGTTAACTCAAGATTGGGCATAGATTCGCCGTTTTCTACTATAGAGTTTGATAAAGGTGTAATAGGATTCGGTCATACTGACTTGGTAACAAGTAACGGTTATGATGTACAATTAGCAGATATTAAGATACCAGACTTTATAGAGAGTGTAGAAAATGATAATGATGGTCATCTAAAAGTGCATGGATACTATGACCAGTACAAAAAGCTATGTTACTTTACTTATGCTAGAGCAGGGAGAGGGAATATATATCCAGACAGAGTGTTATGTTTCAATCCTGAGAACGATGCTTATTCTATTTTAAAAGATAGATTTTCAGTGTTCGGCAAGTGGCAACCTTTTGACGATGCCATTTGGAGTGATTTAGATTATTTTACTTGGGAAGAGTGGGAGACACCGTGGGGACAGTCTAGCTTAACATCACTATTACCGCATATAGTTTCAGGAAATCATCAGGGCGCTGTTGTAGTATATAACGATATAAATACTAATCTTAATGCACCTTGCCAAATAATTACAGCAGTAGGAGAAAGTAGTATTACGGCTCCTGACCACGGATTAGATAACGGAGATTTTATATACATAAAAGGAATTATCGGCAAAGGTAGTGAGCTAAACGACAATATTTATAAAGTGTCGATATCAGGCGATGAGCTAACTCTATTCGGATTAATCGATGGCGCATTTATTGGATCTGAAATTGCAGACGGAACATATTTAGGTTGTGGTCTATATTCAAGAGTGAATAACATAAATATTAAGTCTAAACGGTTTAATTTTCTCGATTCGGGAGTGTCTACAAAACTTGGTTATATAGACTTTTTATGTGGAAGAACCATCAGCGGAGTGTTCAATGTTAATATATACTCTGGGAATGACTCTGATACGCCGATAAACAGCGATTTAACGGACAGAAGTAATACTGTGACAACTTATACTGGTTTAGACGAAAACACAGCAATAGACAAGGTTATGCGCCGTTTATATATTAATGCTGTTGCACAAAATGTGCAGTTTGATATATCCATTAGTGATATAAATATGGCTACAAAAGCTGTTGTATCATCTGATATAGATATATCAGCGATAACAGTGTGGTCTAGGGGAGAAGGGAGAGTAGTAACATGAGCGACGAACCTAGTAAAGTATTTGAAAGCATATTGCCTACCGACTTTTATTTAGAAGAGAATCCTGCTAATTGGCGTTTGCAATTAATGGACGAAATAAAAAACATCAAGTATGCTCTTAATGATAAAGCAATCGGCAAATATTCAACGCTTGAGACATACACTGGTGAAACTTTTTTTAAGTCAGGTGATAACAATGCAGAGAGGCATTTGTTCCGTAAGGTTGTTGATTTCGGGACACTGCAAGAGGCCGGAGAATATCCGTCTTCGACAAAGTCAGTTGCACACGGAATAGATGTAACAGCTACAACATACTTTATAAATATGTACGGTGTTGCAAATTTAAGTAATAGTACTTTTTTACCATTGCCGTACTATAGTGCTAATGTTTCTTACGGTATCGAGCTTAAAGCTGATACAAATAATGTCACAATAAAAGTGGGCTCAAATGCTTATAGATATTACACAGCTTACATAGTACTAGAGTACTTAAAATATTAAGGAGAATTAAGATGGGATTATTCGGCAGCAAAAGCAGTGAAGAAGAGATAAGAAGACAGCGTTATACTCAACCGCAACAAGATCTATTAAATCAGATTATTGGTGGTTTAGGTGGTCAAGGTGGAGCCATGAGCGGTGGAATGGACTTTATCAAAAACTTACTCGGCGGACAGACAGCCGAAGCGGCAACAGCACCGATGATGAGGCAGTTCAACGAGCAAACAGTACCGCAATTGTCAGAAAGATTTGCTGGTTCAGATGCTTTAAACTCTAGTGCATTCGGTCAGTCTTTAGGATCTGCTGGCGCAGGACTTCAAGAAAACTTATACAACGCAAGAAATCAGCAACAAATGCAAGGGTTACAAGGACTTATGGCTATGCTAAATCCTGCATTAACACAACAGTTTGACTTAGAAGTTAAGAACAAGAAGAAATCATCAAGTGGACTCGGAAAGACCTTGGGAGGTATATTGGGCGGCGCGATAGGCGGTCCTTCAGGAGCTGGAATCGGATCTAGTTTAGGCGGAATGCTAGGTTAATCACAAACAAAAGAGGTTTAAAATGGCTGTATATTATAGAGATGAAGAAGTTGAACCCAGTTTCTTAGAATCGATGTTAAGTTCTGGTCTACAAGCATATCAGCAGAAAAAACAGCAGTCTAGTCAAGCTCAGGCGCTAGGTCAGATGTTGGGTTTAGATGATAACGAATTAAAGCAATTTAGTGCTATGTCTCCTGATGCTCAAAAGCTTTATGTAGAGAATATGACTAAGAATAATGCTATAGATCAGAAAACACTAAAAGCACAAAACGACGAGAAAGAAATTATTAAGTTACTTGGTTTGGGAAATCCTACTGATCCATTGCAGCAACCAGATGTTGGACAGGGACAACCTACTGAACAAGGATTTAATTTAGTCGATTCTCTTGGAATACAACAGCCTGCAGTAACTCCACCGCAACAACCTGCAGTAACTCCACCGCAACAGCAGAAAAGATATACTCAAGATGAGATTAATAAAGTTACATTAATTAATCCAAATGCTGGAAGAATTATGCAAGCTCAGAACGAGGCTTTGGCTAAAGAGAAACAAGCAAATGCTGATAGAGAAAATAAGGCATTCGAAAGAAAAGCTAATTTAGCTAATGAAGCTAATAAAACTTATTTTAGTAATATTTCCGCAAGAGCTGAAGCCTTACCGCAAAAACAAGCTGCGTTAGATTACATGGTTGAATCTATAGGGAAAACCGACTTAGGTTATTTTTCTCCAGATAATATAGCTAATATGACTGGTATTGAAGCGTTAAGAACTCCCGGAGGAGCTCAGTTTATATCTTCAGGTAAAGAATATTTCCTTGGAAGTTTAAAGAGGGCAGGCAGTCGCCCAAACCAATGGATCGAGCAACAAATACAGCAAATGTTACCTAAAATCGGAAGGTCTAAAGAAGCTAACTTAACAGTAGCTGAATTATTAAAAGTTGAAAATGCTATTGAAGAAAAACAAATAGCATTAACATATCAACTATCAGATCAATTAGAAGAAGAACTTGGATATACTCCTCGTGACTTACCTCAGCGTGTTAATGAGCGATTAAAACCTTTCGTAGAAGAACAGCAGAAGCTATTAGAATCTAGACTAAGAGATATTTCTGGAGAAGGCAAGCTTAATAAAGTAGAAGATGGTACCCCTATTACTCAAGATATCATTAATAATCTAGCGAAAAAGCACGGTAAAAATAGATCAGCAGCTAAAAAAGAAGCAAAGGAGTTAGGTTATGTCTTTGCTTAGTTTTGACGACACTTATAACAGTTCTTTAACTGAACAACCGAAAGAACTTAGTTTCGATGATTCATATGATAATTCTTTAAAAAAAGGGTTAAAGTCTAAAAAGATCATCAACCGTGGTCAATTCTCTTTCGCGGAAGGAGATGACAGGCAGATTTTGCGTTCTTTGTCTAGAGCTGGGGAGACTATTGCTGGTTTGCCAGGGGATATCAAGTCGTTAGGAGAAACTGGAGCAGACTTTTTATTAAATAAATTAGGTCTTCCTACACCACAGCAAGAACCAAAAGTAAATTTGCCTACCTCAGCTGAATTGACGAACTTTATGAATGAATCTTTTAAAGGGTACCTTGCCCCACAAAGCGGCGGAGAACAGTTCGCTGATGAGGTTGTTTCTGATGCTACTTCTTTATTTGTAGGAAACAAAATTCCGACAAGTGGAGGAGCTGTAGCTAAAACATTGAAAACAGCCAAGCCATTTTTAGTTTCATTAGGTTCAAATTTAGCTAAAGAAGGTTCTGCTTTACTAGGAGCAAGCCCTGTTGTTCAAGAAACCGTAAAGCTTGGGACAATGTTTTTAAGTAGTTTAATTGGTAAACCATCAGTAAATAATTTAAAAGAAAATCTTTACAAAGATGCTAGATCTAAACTTCCTGAAGGAGCTGAGATATCCGCTAAAAGCCTTGAAAAAAACTTATCTAGTTTAGAAAAAAAACTGTTAGCAGGCGGTGATGCTCCTAGTAAAACTCCTATAAAAACTAAAATAACTGAAATTAAATCTAAGATAAAAGATGGTAAGATAGCTATTGAAGAATTACAGGCATTTAAACAAGACGTAAACGAAATTTCAGCAGGTATTTCTGACACTAAAAATGTGAAATTAAAGCTTAAAAGCAATGTAAATGAATTAAGAAAAAATTTAAGATCATCAATATCAGAATATGGAAAAGAAAATCCAGCTTTTATTGAATCATGGAATAAAGCAGAAGAAGTACACGGTGCTATTTCACAAAGCCAGAAAGTTAGAGACACAATATTAAGTTCCCTAAAGCAAAACCCAAAGTTATCTTTGATTGGAGCAACTGGATTGGGAATTAAAACTGGCGGCGCTGCCGTTCCAGCTCTTGCTGGCGCTAGCGCTACAATGCTAACAGGTGAATTTATAGCTAAAGCGATGAAAAGTCCAACGATTAGAAAGCATTATGGTAAAGTTTTAGCTTCTGCATTAAAAGATAATACACCAGCGTTAACGAAGAACTTATACGCTTTAAATAGAGCGGTTGAGAAAGAAGGATTCAGCGATGATTAATTAAATTTATCAAATCGCACGGAATACTCCATTCATAATCTTTGATTTGATTGGAGATGGATAGTGCTTTTTAATTTGACTTAATGTTAACATATCTGTTACAATAGTGTCATGAAAAAAGTTAATAAGTCATATAGATTTAGATTCTACCCAACAAAAGAGCAAGAAGAACAGCTATCTCAAGCGTTCGGCTGTTCTCGTTTTGTATATAATAGGTTTCTTAAAGTCAAAACAGATGCGTACTATGCCAACAAGGAAAAGATTGGATATACTCAAACTTCTAAAATGCTGACGGATCTCAAGAAAGAAGAAGACTTTAAGTGGCTCAACGATGTTTCAAGCGTTAATCTACAACAGACTTTAAGAGATTTAGATAAAGCTTTTACAAACTTTTTTCAAAAGCGTGCAAAATACCCCACATTCAAAAAGAGAAACTCAAAACAATCGGTTAGATATAGCAAAGCGGGATTTACTTTCAAAGACGACGTCTTAAAGATAGC